TTTAGGCTCTATTGGTGGGGCAAACTTGTGGGTGATTATTATAAGCAGATACCTATACCACCTCTAGAGGACAAAGGTATTGTTCTAGCCGATATACTAGAGGACTTGCCATTCGATGAAGCACCCAACTACCTCAAGGGTACATGGTGTGGCAGAGTGCGAGGAGATCTAGTCAAGTCTGTTGATGATGACAAAGCACATTGTCTTACTGCATCTATGTACAAGGGGCAGATACCTACGTTTGTCAAAAGCAAGAAGCCTATACAAGTGGGTGTTGCTAATGACATCAAAGGGTTTGATATTATCAAGAGAGTGTATTCACCTCAAGGTAAGTCACCTACCCTTACGACTATGCAAGGTGGACACAGACAACCAAAGGTTGCTATGGACAACTTATATAGAAAACTTACACCACTAGAGTGTGAGAGATTACAAACCTTGCCTGACAACTACACAGAAGGTGTTTCCAATACTCAGCGATACAAGATGATTGGAAATGGCTGGACAGTTGATGTCATTGCACATATACTGAAGGGGATAAAAGATGTATAAGTTTAAGATAGGAACTGAAGTCACGGGACAATCTAATTTTTATGGACACTTAGATACCATAGGAGAAGGTAAAATAGTTAAGAGAAAGAAATGGAGTGGTGAAAATTGGTATACCTTGGATGACGGAAATACTTTTTTAGAAGATGAAATAAAGGAAGTAAAAGATGAATAAGATAATACACGATGTGTGGCAGTCGATTATGAATCACAAACTTAATCCATTGCAACACATCCCGGATTTGAACACACGACATATGGTTATGCAAGTGTTAGCATGGATGTGGTGCATAGTATTCTCTATGTACTTTGGCAGCATGTGGGTGTTTGGCATAACTGCAATCGCTCATGTCTTTATACTGTGTGCTATCGTTATAACTGTAGCCACATTTGAGACTGCAAAAAGAAAACCAACACTCTTCCTAAAGAAGGGTTATCATACACCTAGCCGAAGTAGATACAT